CCCGCTGCCGCGTTCATGTTGACATAGGTCGACGCAGCGCGCGCATTCCCGCCGGCCGCGATGACGATGGGGTTCCCGGTGTTGCCGGCGAACGACGCGCCACCAGAGCATGAAATTGCCGCGGCGTCTGTGCTGCTGACGGTTAGCGTGGTGCCGGTGCCAGCAGAAACCACAAGCCCACCCGCTGCGCTGATGGTCTGTGTGGCCGTGAACGTCTGCGCGATCGACAAACCGGCGACAGTAAAGTCAGCATCGGGGAACGTCGCGCGACGGTTGGCCGTGAGGTTCGCCGGCGATAGGCGCATGGTGAAATTGCCGGTCGCGCTGTTGTGGTCGAGCGACACCCCGGCGGCTGCCGTTTGCTTGCTCGCTACGGTTCCGGTGAGCGCAATGGACGAAGCCCACGAAGGCGCAACGCCTACGCCGCCACTTGCTAGCACGCTGCCGACAGCGACGTCCGCGAGCTTGCTTAGCGTCGTGGTCCCGCTCGCGTAAATCAGATCGCCGATGGTGTACGACGCTATCCCGGTGCCGCCAAAAGCGGGGCCGACCGGAATTGAAAACGGTAGCGGGTCCGAAAGTCCACCGAGCGGCATTAGGCTGTTCCTTCCCAGCGAACGAGCGTCAGCGTGCCGCGGAATACCGCCTCAGTGCGCGAGGCGGTCGCCGCTGCGTCTGCGATCATGTCGTAATAAAGCGTTACTTGATTATCGCCGGCCGCTATTGCGGTATCCATGAACGAGTTGAAGGCGGCATCTTCTGGCACGGTCCACGACACCACGCCGCCAACCGATCCAGTGATGCCGGATGTGAGCGAGTAAACGCCGCCCGTGTGCTTCTGGTCCCGCACGTTCCAGCGCCAGTTGTTGTAGCCGCTCAGGTCAATGGGCGTGCCGTTCTGGTCGACAACGCTAACGCTCAGCTCCTTGTAGCGGCGCGCGTTGATGGTCAGCGGCACCTCGCTAGCAATAGCAGACGCGCCGGAAAGTTGCGACATGGGGCGAACCACGATCGCAAAGAGGCTATCGATGTCTTGTTCCTCAAGCTCGCCATGCCAACGCCCATTTTCAACGGTGTTGCTGCCGGCGGTAATGAAGACGTTGAAATAACCAGCCGAGCCGGGCAGCGTCAGCGCCATGCGGTAACGGCCGGCGCCAAGGTCGGTCGCGGTAAACACTGCCGCAGGCGTGGTCGTGCCGAGGTAGTACGACACGGTAAACGAGCCAGTGGTAAGGCCCGTGACTACTGCGCCGGTCGAGTCTTTGACCGTGACCACCACATACTCAATATCGCCTGGACGCATCGGTTCCCCGTAGTGTTGGCAGCAGCAATGCCCCGGCGGTTGCCCGCCGGGGTCATGTTGCCGTCATTACCCAAGCAACTGGACGATGGCGTACGGGTTCGGCGCGAAGGCGTCGAACACGGTACGCATATACCACGAAGCCATGCCGTTGCCGGGCTTGCGGTAGAGCAGGAACGACAGGCCCGACACGGGGTCGGACACGGTCATCTGATCCACGTCAGCGCTCTGTGGCTGCAAGCCGGGACGAGCGACAACCACAACCGAGTCACGGCGCAGACAGACGTTCTGCGTGGCGTTGTTGCCCACGGTGATAGCGTTGTTGTCCGCGATGGCGACCAGAAGGCCGGGCTCTTGGATCACAACCACGCCGCCGGTAAGGGTGGTTTTCACCACGTACTTGTTCGCGGCGTCGCCGGCGAAGGTGATGGTGTCACCTTCAATGATCGTGCCGGTACCAGTGTCGACCGCAATCGAGGTCGCGCCGACCGCGTGCGAAGCCGCGTTGGTCTGGTAGCCGGTGCCGGTGCCCTTGGTCACAGAAGCGACCGCGGCGGATTCACGGATGGCGAAGTTGTACAGGTCGCCAAGCACGCCCTGGCGAATCAAGCCCTGGTCGCCGCTCTCGTTCACCTTGAACAAGTTGGCAACCTTGCGCAGATTCGCGCCGGCCGTGGTGCTGATGATGGCCGACAGGTCCATGTTGCCGGCGCCGTTGTCCAGCAGGACCTTGAGCGCATCGGCAAGCGGCTTCTGGTCGGTGGCGAACGGGTCGGTGCCCGCGGTGCCGACCGAGCGCGAAGCGGCGCGGCGAGCAATGCCCCAAGCATACGCTTCGATAGCGTTGGTGTGGGCGCGCATGTGCTGCGCAACGGTTTGGCTCAGGAGGTCCTGCGCCACGCCGCTATTTTCTAGGCTGCGCTCTTCTTCCGCAGTCATGTTCCAGCTTGAAACGTTTTCCTGTGCCAGCGTCAAGGTGGCGCTGGTCGGAGTGCGGTCAGTGCCGGCGGTGTAGGTCTGCGACGGGGTGAAGGCCGACAGGGTAGCGACCGGCGAAAGGCCGATCTTGACGGTATCGCCCCTGGCGACGCCCATGTCATTGAAATTGCGAGTGACGGCGCCGAGGACGCCGACGAGTTCGCGGGGGACTTTGCGCGCGGCGCCGTAAAGCACCGGGGCAACTGCGGTGAAGACGTTTGGCATAGCTAGAAACTTTCCGCCCGTGTAGGGCTAAGGGTTGGTTAGGAATCGCGGATGGTGCCGCCCGCCTCAAAGTGAGCGTGGCGTGCTTTGACGTCGAGTTTTTCAAACTCCGAACGGAGCATTGATTTCGCCGTCTTGTTGCCCGCGCCTCCAGATGCCCCGGAGCCTGCCGGAGTGGTCGACTTGCGCAGGTATGGGCGAGAGTCGGTATATTCCGCGATAAGCGCATCCACGCCCAGCGGCTTGCCGTCACTGCCCACACGCGGCTTTCCGTCCGCGCCTACGACCACCAAGGATTCGGACTCCAGGTCGAAAAGACAACTGGTGCCGAGTGCGTCGGCGATGTCTTTCACGGCTTCGGGGACAATGTTCGCATTGCCGGCAATGCTTTGCTCAAGGCGCGTCTTGCGGTAATTGCGCTCGATCTTACCGAGCCGCTCGCGCGTCGACGCCTCAAGGATCTGCTTTGCCTTCTCAAGCTCGCCGGCTTTCATCGCCTTTTCAGCTTCAAGCTGCCGAGCGACTTCGGCCGCTGCGGCTTCCTTGGCGTCGCGCTCGGCTTTGATCTTGCCGAGTTCTTCGTGCGCGTTGCGCACTTCGCCCTTCATCTTCTGGCGCTGTTCGATTTCCTTGAGCGCCTGGTCTTTGGGCAGAGTGACCTTGACGCCGGAAAGTAGCTCGACTTCCATTGTTTCGGGGGGTGGGGTATCTGGCATCTGAAACTCCTTTGCGCTTCCGCGCTAAGTGCCTGGCGGTCCGCTAGGCGGGGTGATGAATGGCGAAGCCTTAGCCGCTTCCGCTTGCTTCTTCTGGTCGGCCATCTGCTTATCGAGTTCTGCCTTTTCTGGCCCGGTAAGCTGGAAGCCAACGTCTGCGATGCGCTTCACTTGCGAGTCAAGCAACACGGCCGGAAGGTCAGCGGTCTGCATCTGGATGAGCGAAGACAATTCGTCCGCAAGATCCGGTGATTCGAATTGATCGGGGTAATCCGCATCGCCCGGATAGCTAAAGGCGAAGCCCTTAGACAGCAGCATGGTCGCGCGGTTCTCTGCCTTCTCGGCAGCATCAGCGATTGCGGCGCATTTGGCCTCCACTTCGTTGAAGCTAAACGCCTTCGCAACGCCGCTCTCAGGCTGGCCCACTTCGGTAGGATTGCCGCTCGACAGGCCCGCCGCGCGGTAGAGTTCGCGCACCTCCATTTCCAGCGACTTGCGAATGGATTCCGCCTGCGTGGTGTCTGCGCCGATGCGCCCAACGCTTGGGTTGCTGCCGCCGGAGTTCGGCAGGCAGAGCGCTTGCCCTGGACCGACCGCAACGTCTTTCACCTGGTCGGCGCTCACGCCCAGCAGTACGGTCGTCGTGAACGTTGAGCCTTGCAGTTCCTCAAAGAGCCATGAATCGATGTTGCAAATGCGCTTTTGGCCTTCGGCCAACGGCGCGCCCTGCGAATCATCGCCGCCGCACTCCGAGAAATCCGGTTGCAAGCGAACGAGCGGACAGCCGCCGTAGGTGTGTGGCTTGGCTTCGTCAATAGACGCAACCACGAGCGTGGTTCCGCCCTTCTGCACCTTGAGCGCAATGCGCTGCGTGGTCGTTTCGGTCACGTACCAAGCGAAGCGGTCGCCGCTCTTGTCGGAGCACAGCACGACAGCCTCGACCACTTCGCCTTGCCAATCACGCCACCAGATAACGTCGTCCGCATCGATCGCGCGCAAAATGCCGCGCTTGCCGGCTGCGTTCTCTTGCGCTGCGGTGGTGTAGGTGTTCGGGTCGTTGGCGTCGACTAGCACATAAGCTAGCCCGTCCGTCGCCGCCTTGCGCGATTGCTTGCGCCAGAAAACGGCAAGGTCCGTTCCCGCGCCGTCGCAGTCTTCGCGCAGCATGGCATACGCGCCCGCAGCGTCGGGACGCATGACCTGGCCACGGTACACGAAGTCATTATAGCGGTCGAGAATCGGCCGCATGTAGCGGCGGACAATCGCTTGCGCGCGCCGGCGCGAATGCCGATCGCTCGGCTCGCGCTCGTGCTTGGGCAAGATCGGCTGGCCCGCTGCGTCTACGCCCGTTGCGTAGTCCCATTTGGCCTTGTCGCTACGGCGCCAAAAGTCGCGCGCCTGCGATTGCTCGCCTAGCAGCGGGTGCGGCTCAATCGGCTTATTGATGGCGAAAACGGGGGGCACGCATGGAGCGTGCATGTCGTCAAGCGATCCACCAACCGGAGCGCAGTTAGCAGGTGGGGCTAGTGGCTAGGCTGCATGGGTCGGGCGAATAGAGCGCCGGGAAAGCCGGCGACGGGGCCGTGGGGGTCCTTCATTGAACACGCCCGATAGATCCCGCCTCTCCTTCGGTGATCGCCAAGCGCCCGGCCTCTGGTCGGGCGTCTTGGTTTTCGCGCGCTTGCGGGCGCAGGTTGGCGGGGTATGGTTCTGGCGTCATCGAACACCGCGACTGCTTGGCTACACGCGGCTAGCGTAGCCGGATGACTCTCGCTTTACGAGGCACCGGGACCACCTCTCACGGGGTGGTCTTGTTGTTTACACCCACGCCCCGCCAACCGAAGCCCCGCCGGCCTTGGGCACTTCCGTCATGACCCGATAACGCGTCTCGTCCGCTACGTGGTCTTCCGTCTCACTGTCGATGTCGTCGGGCTTCTTGTCGTCGCGCAGCAGCGTGGGAACGGTGCGGATGAATTGCCGGCAAGCGTCGAACACGAGTAGCCCCGGCTTTTCCATCGGCGTCTTTTTGGCGTTACTGAAAAGCTCGCGCATCTTTTCCCATCCTTGCTTGCGCGATCCCGGCCCTTTGTTGGCCGGCGTCCAGCGCACGCCTATGCGCTCCATTGTGGTTGCGATGCTTTCGTTGCTTAGGCCCGTGCCGTTGTCGAAGATCGCAGAATCGGCGACACCTTCATGGATGCGGAAACCCATTTGCTTTTCACGCTCGATGATCCCGCGCGCTATCTCAGCCGCGAGCATGGCGCATCCCGTGTTGGGCTTGCCGTTCCACCCGTACCATTCCGCAATGCGTACCCACGTCCCGCGGGCGATCGTGCGTGATACGCCTTTAGGCTGTTCGCCGTTAGACTTCGCCCACCAGCCCACGCTAAAGGGCCGCGCGCTGCCCCAATCGAATGAGCGCGACAATTCCCAACTGGCTGGCACCTCAAACGGCTGGACGATATGATAGCCAGGCTCCCATACGTCGCTGAATATGCCGCCCGCGGCAATGTCCCAATCCCCGAAAAGCCACGCCTTGCGCTTGGCTTCGTCTTCGATGCCTTCAAGCGTGGCGATGTAATCCGGCTCTGCGTACAAGAGTGCTTCGTTTTCTTTGGTGTCGCCATGAATGCGAACGCGCGGCCAGCCGTTCGGCGTGTCGCGTATGATCTTACCTGCGGGCGCCGGATCGATAAAGCGCGCTTTCACCCATCCGTGGCCAACGCCCCACGGGTTGCACGTCGAGCGGTACATGCGCGGCATGCCGGGATGCGATGAGCGATTGCACGCCTTCATGCTATCGTAGCAATCCGACGTTGCCCAATTAGTCAATTCTTCCCAGCCGATAAAGGGGTATTCGTGGCCGTGAAAGTTCCAGTAATCGTCCGCGTGCTGCATGTGCCGCAGATACAGGATTTCCCCTTCTGGAAACGTCCACGAGTGCTCGGCCTTGTTGTAAACGGCGAGGGGGAAGATTTTCCAGAACCATTTCTTAGTCTTCGCTATGACGTCCTCAAGCTGCGGAAACGTCTCGCGGAAGATCACGCCGCGCCAGTTCTCGCCGTGCCCTTTGCCGACGTGCTGTAGGAATGACATCAGCAGCCCCAGCGTCTTGCCTGGCCCGCGTGGCCCTTCGTACAGCGCCTCGCGCACGGGGCACGAGACAAACCATGCTTGGCTGCCGCCTTGGGGGGCTAGGACGACGTT